ATGGAGACGGCCTGTAACCGAATGTATCACGAAGATAAAGCATTGGCTTATTTTTGTGGAATATGTTGGAATAAAATCCGTGAGATATGAAACCATATCCAGACCAAGAAAAATCGATAAACGAGATATTCCAAAGTTTCGAAACTAAACTAAGACTTCTTTTCTGTTTGGCTACGGGCGGAGGAAAAACGGCCTGTTTCTCATTTATTGCAAAAAAGTTCATTCACAAGTATAAACAGAATGTTTTAGTATTGGCCCATAGAGACGAACTTATTACACAAACATTGGCCACGCTTCGAACAATTGGCGTTACTTGTGAAAGTGTAGTAGCTTCTAAAAAAACACTACAGCATCATTCAGATTGTTATGTTTCAATGGTCCAGACATTAAAGAATCGATTAAAAAAAGATCCTTTGTTTTTAAATGATGTTGGATTAATAATTGTCGATGAGGCCCATTTGGATATGCATAAAGAAATATTCGAATATTATCCATTAGCCCGAATATTAGCGGTTACGGCCACACCTGTAACATTGAAGAAAATAAACTTTTCTAAGTGTTCAGTATGCGGAAAAAATCACGATACAGTTGTGGAGTGTTGCAATTATGAAACCTATGAATACACTCGGAAATTTACACTTTCAGAAATTTATGAAGATATAATAATAGGGACCAGTATTTCTGAATTAATAATGAATGATAGATTAGTCCGTGAATTAGTTTATGCAACTGGAAATATTGACCGCAGTAAGTTGTCGATTGATGCAAAGACTGGTGATTTCGATAATAAATCAACTGATGCACATTATACAAATTCAAGTTTCGATGTGGTTAAAAACTATGAAGAAATTGCGTTAGGTAAAAAGACAATAATATTTAATTCCTCTAGTAAAGTAAACGCCATTGTATTGCAGGCATTCTTAGATAAAGGATATTCAAACGTTAAATTATTCGACAGCGTAAATGAAACGGAAAATAGAAAGAAAGTCCTGGAGTGGTTTAAAAGTACACCAGATGCAATACTATTGAATGTGAATTGTTTTACTACTGGATTTGATGAGCCTACATTGGAATGCGTAATAATAAACAGGGCCACGTTATCACTTTCTTTGTTTCATCAAATGGTTGGGCGTGGTGGCCGAAAATGTGATGATATTTATAAGCCTAATTTTATTCATATTGATTTAGGTGGAAATATAGAAGCTCACGGCCGATGGTCGGATGAGGTTGATTGGAAAAGTATATTTTACGGATCGAACGAAAAACCACGGGCTAAAAAAGAAGCATTGGACCAAACAAAACAATGTCCAGAATGCGGAAATATTCATGCTAAAAATGAAAATTGCGAATGTGGTTACGTAGAAGAAGAAACACGAAAAACAGTAATGTCTTCAGAAGTGGCCCAATTAATTGACGAGATACCAAAACCAAACGGCCGTAAAATTGTAGCTTATGTAGAAAAGATTGGCCGTGATAAAAATTTTGCGTGGGTGATTTTACAGAACCAAATACTCGATTTATTCATAAGACACGAAATAACTTTCGGAACTTATGTTAAGGCTGAGAGAAACGGAAAATTTGAAATATCAATGCGAAACATTATAAAAGAACCTTACGCATCGATACAAGGAAGCAATTTACAAGGCACTTCATTACGGACTAAAGCATATATTATTAACAAAGTAAAAACTAAACTAAATGATTATTATTCCAGAAAGCAAAATACAGCAACAGGCGTTCATTTGGTTCAATAACACATATTGTACCACGAAACAAAGCCCGCGTTTGATAATTCACAGTGTACCAAACGGAATACCAATTCCAATACCTCCACAAGAGCTGGCCAGAGCTTTGGATCTACTACATAAAACAGGAATGGTTAACGGCGTATCTGATTTAATGATACATGGAATATTAGGCCGATGCATTTGGGCCGAATGTAAAACATCTACTGGAGTACAATCCGAAGATCAAATAAAATTAGAAAAGCGCGTCAATGATTTAGGAGGTGTTTATATTTTATTTCGGTCCTTAGATGAATTTCAAAAAAAAATACAACCTCATATATTGTGGTTAACAGAAAAATAACTATATTTACATACCCGTTACGGAAGTAGCGGTTTTTTATCTAGTAAAGTGTAAAGAAAAATTAACAACATGAAAGAATATAAGAGAAAAATTAAAGAGAAAGGATTAAAAAAGTCTTGGATAGCTGAGCAATTAGGAATAAGCGCTCCTTCATTAACAATGTATCTTAACGGGAATCGATCAATGCCTTATGAAATAGAAATGAGATTAAAAAACATATTACTATGAAACTAACCGACGCTGTTAAAAGACTTAGATTTACAATTTCAAATAAACATAAACCAAATGAATCTGACATAGAAGCATTAAATATTGTTTTGGAACAATTGAAACTAACCGAAGAAAAAACCACGAAAGACAATTTATTGTTTGCTAAATTATACGCTTATGTACTCGGAAAAATGGCAGGGCATTATTCAAGCGCAGACGGTGCGCAATTACATTTAAATAAATTACTATCCCAACCATTTAACGGAATTATTCATGTTTTAGAAATGGAGTTGCGCGCGATGGAGACACGGCAAGTATTCGCGGACCCAATGCTCGATTCACAATCACCGTCAAAACTAAAAGAAACCATTACAAAATACCCGAAATTTTATAATGACTTCGTGGCGTGCTGGGAATACTGGGATTATGATAATGTAGTGGCTCATCTTAAAAGCAATATAAATCTATCACTTCAAAAATACAAGAATTATGAGTAGCATGTATGATCCTATTGTGATAGAGAAGCCAGGAGAAAAGAAAAAAGTTATTTCAATGGTCGATATTGAAAAACATAGAATACTACCTACTGACGACATACCAAAACCAGACGTAGTATTGTCTGTAAATGGAAAAATAATATCTACTAGAAAGAATATCTTTGGGATTACTGGAAAGGCCAAAGTTGGAAAGTCTTTTTTAATGGCCCTTATAAATGCTTCTGTATTAAAAAAAGGAGAGTTTGGCGTATTGTCTTCATATTTACCAAAAGGGAAAGACGGTATAATTTACATCGATACCGAGCAAAGTAATTATCACGTATCGCTAGCATTAAAAAGAATTAAAACTATGATTAACGATGCTAAAATGGATAATTTAAAGATGTACGCTTTTGATTCAGTTCCAACCTTAGAACGTTATGATTATACAGAATTTTTAATAAACAACACAGCAGGAGTTGGATTAGTTATTATTGACGGTATTGCCGATTTAGTAAAAACCGTAAATGATGAAATAATAGCGTGTGATATGGCTGACACGTTACGCAGATGGGCCACAATAAACGATATTGCAATTGGGTATGTTCTACATCAAAACCCGTCCGACAACGCAAAAATGAGGGGCCATCTTGGAACGGTCCTGATGAATAAAAGCGAAACCGTGATACAAATATCTTCTTCAAAAGAAAATGAATCTGTAAAATTAGTAGAGACAACCCAGACCCGTAACGTGAAGCCTGATAATTGGAGTTTTGAAATATTAGAAGGTATTCCTGTTATTATGGACCAATGTTATTCAGAACCAAAAGCAGGCCGAAAACCAGTCGTAAAACTAACAGATATTAATAGATATGAGTTATTAAACATTGTGTTTGCAGGAGTGCCAAAAGCACAAGGGATTTCACCGACTGTATTAATGGAAAATATCATAGATGCTTACTCAGATAAATATGGCCCAATTGGAGAAACTAAAATTAAACAATTTCAGAATTATTGCAAGGAGAAAAAATGGTTGGTACAGCCTGACGGGCCTAGAACGAATTACTTTTTATATGATTTTTCCGATATTCGTGGGTCTGGGTCGCGAATAGAGTATTAATTAGCGACCTACAAAAGAAAGAAAATTACATTAAAAAACATACGTAGGTCGTAGGTCATAAATACAAAAACAATTAACGACCTACGATTTATGTTAAAATATTGAATAATAATCAATATAAATGAAAAATAATAACAATTTGCAAGGTTACTTTAAATATGACCTACAAAAAATCAAAGGTCGCGAATAGGTACGCCCTTATATACATAAGGGCGACCTAGAAAGCGACCTACATTGGAAACACGATCACTAACCCACTCCACGTTTGGAGTAAATTAAAAATTAAAAGATTATGAGAGAAACGGTAACAAGTGTTAAGAAGAAATTAAAAAAAGATCACGGTTGGGAAAATTTAGATAATAAATCTCAAAAATGGTTTGTCGATGAATTAATAAAAGATATTTTAAAAATAGTTTATAAAGTATCAATTAAAAAATAAAATATTATGAGAAACTTAACTGCACAGCAATTATACCAAGCTTGCATAAATCATAGATTTTTGATGCTTAGATATGCAAAAGATAATTCTATAATAGCCGTTAATTGTAAAATAATTAGATTTAAATATTTATCTAAATTTAAAAGTATTGATCAGCCTACAAAATTTATAGGTTATATTCCGTGTGGTTTCATGGAATATATAAGTTTAAAAATACCGTTTTTGATTAATAATAATAAAAAATAATATAAAACATGACTTACAAATCGTTTAACCAAGACTGTTTAACATTAATGCCTAATTTGGAGAGCGAAAGCATAGATATAATTTGCATAGACCCCCCTTATAAATATTTAAAAAATCAGAAACTAGAAACTGATTTCAATGAATTAAAATTTTTTACCGAGGCTAAAAGGCTTTTAATTAAAGATGGATTTATAATCATGTTTGGACGAGGAACTTCTTTTTATAGAATGAACTGCATTTTATCGGATTTAGGATTTACTTTTAAAGAAGAAATTATTTGGGATAAGTCATACTCGTCTAGTCCTTTATCAGACTTAAGTAGAGTTCATGAGACTATTTCGATTTTTACTAAAGGAAAAGGAATTATTAATAAATCTAAAGTTCCTTATTTAGAAATGAAATCAAATGATTTTGAAAGTATAAAAAGCGATATTAAAAGATTGAAAACAATTCTATCTAATTCTAAAAGCAAACTAGCTGTTTTAGACTACTTAGATACTGGTGTTGTAAAGTTCGATGGTATACAAAAACAAAATTATGAATTAACAGGAGGTTCTGATTCTTATAAATCTAACGATAGATGCGTGTCTGTAGTTAAGGGTATGAAAATAGGAATGACAGAAAAAAGTATAATAAAATCTATATCTGAAAGATATTCAAGCATTCACCCAACACAAAAACCAGTTAGATTATTAGAGAGGTTATTGATATTGTGTTTGCCTGATAAGCATAGAAACGAAATAGTAATAGCAGATTTTTTTGCTGGTTCTTTTTCAACAGCAGAAGCAATATATAATTTAGGATGTAATTCTATTATTTGTGAAATAGATAATGAATATTTTGATTTAGGAAATAAAAGAATAACTAACCACATAGGGCAACAAAAACTATTTTAATTATGAAAAGAGTAATATTAGAAAGTCCGTTTGCGGGAGATGTCGAAAGGAATATTAAATATGCTAGAATGTGCGTAAAAGATTCTATTTCCAGAGGAGAAGCTCCAATAGCATCACATTTGCTTTACACGCAAGATGGAATACTAGACGATACAATACCCGAAGAACGGTTACAAGGAATAAATGCGGGCTTAAAATGGAAAGAAGTAGCTGATTTACAAGTTTTTTATATTGATTACGGAATTAGCAACGGAATGCAATACGGTATGGATTACGCAAAAGAGCATAATATACCGTTTGAAACACGTACTATTCTATGAAAGAACTAAAATACTGGAGAGACCTAACCAAGCAACAAAAAGCCGAACTCAAGATAAAACACGGGGTTAAAGTCGTTACGTTTGAATTTATAGAAAAGATTTATTTGTTAAATAAATGTTAAAAGTTTATTTTATAGCTGCGTAATTGAAATGTTACCGTATCTTTGTACTCAGATAACAGCAATGAAGCGGTTAGCTTAAACTTTTGAACTATGATTTTATCAGATATGAATACTCAACAATTAGTAAAAGAAGCTTTATCAATGGTAAAATACCAAAATGATATTGACGGCGTATTCATTATAAATGATATTCTAGAAGAGTTGAAATGGAAAATGTCAACAAATTCATTTGAAGAGTTTAAGAAAACTTTATCTATTGCTTAAGCGAGGGATAATTGTTTTTTCAGTAAATAACCCTGTAAACGAAAAACATAAAGGAATTACAAAAATAATAGTTACTAAATATTTAGAATACATTAATTTTCAAGATGAAACGGGGTTAATATTTAGTCATTCAATTAAAAAAAGTTACACGAAACAAAACATTATAAACCACTTAAAAAAATATTTCATACTATGGCACGAAACAAATTACCACAAGGAGAGAAATTAATTCTATTACGAGTTTACGTAAAAGAAAAGTATATTGAAACGAAAAATGAAGCTGAAATTAACGCCGCAGTTGAATTATCTATTGAAAGACATTATAATCTATTAAAAACAAAAAAACTAAGCTAAAATCAATTATTATGAAGACTACAAAAAACCAAATAAAACAACTAAAACATTTACTAAAAAATGATTCTCATTCACAACATCATTTAAAAACTGAAATAACAAAAAACATTTTACCTCATATATTCGATAAAGAAGAAACTTATCAAATCACCAAAGAGCAGATACTTACTATTGCAGCGGATGGATGTACTTATGTTGAAGAATGGTTTCCTTCCGCATTTCAAGAAGATAAAAAAGAGTTGGTTATAAACCGTTGGATTTTTGTAGAGAGAGATGAAAATTATATCAATAATGAAATACCTGCTTTGGTTTTATATCAAGGCGAAAAGCAAACATACGGCTTTTCACATGTTGGAAAATGGCTTAATAATTATGGAAGCTATGGCACTTTTACAAATCCTAAGTACAAATACAGAAAAGCAACTCCCCAAGAAATCCAACAAGCATTGAAAAATGAAGCTAGGAAGCGTTATAAAGTTGGCGATAAAATTACAGACGCAATAGGTAGAAAAGCTATTTTTACAGGCAAAATAATTTATCACGAAGGAACAGAAAATAATGGGATTTCAAATGGAAATAATATGTGGATTATGCGCAATGGAATTTGGGCAGAAGTAATCAAGCCAAAACAAATGACTAAAGAACAAATCGAAAAAGAACTAGGTTATGAAATATCTATTATTTAGTTTGATGTTTGCGTGTTCGATGAATGCGCAGACTACAGAACCAGAACATAAATTTAGAATGTATCACAATGATACGCCAATGGTAGGTACGACGGAAAATAAAGGAGTATTTGTGAATGGTGATAGTTTGACCGCAATTAAAGCTTTATTAAAGTTAGTTGAAAAGTTTCAAATTCAAGACGATAAAAAGACTAGGTTTATTAATAGTGGTATTATTTGGAGTAATACTGTCCCCGATTATTTAAAACAAAGTAAAGAATGGATTAAATATCAAAAACAATTCAAAAACTACGGAATTAAACCGTTAAAAAAAATAGCCAAAACTTATTAATTATGAAAGACTGGACATAAGTACTTAAAAGATTAAACGAAAACAGAGATAAGTATCAAACTAAATTTACTAAAAACAATACTCCGAAATCTTTATATGATTTTTGAGTTAATTATAGATAGCATGGAAAAATTAGAATTAAAACATATTATTGGGTATTTTCCTTACGTACTTAAAGGAATATCTAAAGAAGAAAATTTAGGATTTGAAATTGTAAAAGGATATTCAATTTACGGTAAAAACGATACTATTTGTCTTACTACAAATGTAGATGATATTGATTTAGAATTGTTTAAGCCAATCCTACGCCCTTTATCCGACCTTACAAAAGAGATTGAGGTTAATGGAGAAAAGTTTGTGCCGATTGAAGTGTTGAATAATATGCTTTTTACTAAACATTCAAAACTTGAATACTATGAATCTGATTTTTGTAAAGGAGCTATTTTATTTTCAACAGACATAAAAGGATTTAATATTTTATCTATGGATGTTAGGATTCAAAAACTATATGAATGGCACTTCGACATTCACGGACTTATTGAAAAAAATCTTGCAATCGACATTAATACTTTATAACCATGAAATTACCACATAAAATAATCGCAGCACTTTGCGTATCAGCTATTCTAATGGCGTTGTATATACTAAATTTTGTAAAACCTTATTAATTATGGAAGAAGTATCATCAATAATAATAGTTCTTATAATCGGTTTTTTTATCGGTACTTTTGTCTCTGATAATATAATTTTTAAAAAAACATTAAAAAGACATAACGAAATAATTAAAGAACATAACGACAGTATTAATGGTTATGACAGACTAGATTTGCATTACTTAACATTTGGAAAAAAATTAAAAAAATAAAACAATGAGCCACACGAAAAGAAAACCAGTAAGTCAGCACGTAGATATACATGCCATACCTTACACAACGCATAAACAAGCGATTGAATTGAGTAAATTGCATATTGATAAGAAACCTATAAAATACGATTTGAAATGAAAAAAGGATATACAATTGAGTATGATATAGACGAAGGCGATTGTTTCTTTTTAGTACTTAATTATGATTGGGTAAACAGGGTAATAATTCAATCGTATTTTTTAGAAGAGAATGCAAGAATTAATAGCACTGCATACGTTGGGTTATGGAAACCTAAAGCAACAGAATAGCGATAGTAGGTTATCGTTTAGGTTTGGGAAATCTGAAAAAGTCATGCACCACGTGTTTCGCATGGCTTTTTTTATTAACTTTGGTTTTTATAATGGAATGTAGTAACTTTGGCAGTAAATGGTAGTTATGGCTAATACCATTATAAAGAAGTATTGAAATAATACTCGACTACTTAATTTTATTATTATGGCTTATAGTAACGATGAAAAAATAGAAATAATAAACAAAGTCCTTTTCGAAATTGAAAACGGGCTTTCTTTGCGTAAAGCTATTTTAAAACTTAATATAGTTAGTAGAGACACTTTTAATGAATGGTTAAAAGTAGATAAAGAACTTTCCGACCAATACGCGCGAAGTGCAGAGGAAAGAGCCGAATATATTTTTGAAGAGATATTAGATATTGCAGACGATTCAAGTAATGATATTGATTCTTTTGATATTGGAGACGGGATAAACGTTGAAAAAGTAAACCACGAAAACATACAAAGAAGTAGATTGCGTGTTGATGCGCGTAAATGGGTTTTGGGCAAAATGCAACCAAAAAAATACGGGGATAAAGTTGATTTTACCACAGGAGGCGAACAATTACAAGGTGCTACAAGCTTAATACTTACTCTCCCAGACGGAAAAACACTTACTGATTTTTCTATTGACTAATGAATTACGGCATAACACCAGTTTTCTATAAAAACTATCAAGCTTTAAAAGCTAAGGATGAAAATGGGAATAGAAAGTATAAATATGTAATCAATACGGGTAGTTCCCGTAGTTCTAAAACATTCTCTTTAATCGAATTGCTTCACCGTATTTGCGAAGGTAATAAAGACTTTCGTGTTACCGCATGGAGAGACACTAAAAAAGACGCAAGAGACACTATTTGGAAAGATTTTCAGAAAGTACTTTCTATTTCTGGGCGTTTGATTTATAAAAACAGAAATAAAACAGAGGCGTTTTATGCATATCCAGATAACAACACTACATTTGAGATTCACGGGGCAGATGATGAAGAAAAAGTTCACGGACTAACACAAAATGTTAGTTGGTTAAATGAGCCTTATAAAATATCTAAAGATACATTTGACCAAATTGACCAGCGTTCTGACCTTATCTTTATAGATTGGAATCCAAAAAAATCACACTGGATTGATGATATTGCGAAACAAGAAAACGCAATAGTTATTCATTCAACTTTTCAAGACAACCCTTTCTGCCCTCCAGAGCAACGGATAAAGATACTTTCGTACCAACCGATTAAAAGAAGTTTTGCAGTTGAAAATA